TCGCACAAAAGCGCAAGGCCGCTCAGGAGAAGCGCAAGCAGGCCAAGATTGACGAGGAGGCCGCCAACAAGAAGAGGATTGAGATCATCTCCAAGGCCCCCGTTGTTGAGCCTGTCCTGATTGTTGAGGAGCTTGACGAGGTGGCACAGCAGGAGCGCCAGGAGATTGATGCCTTCATAGCAAAGGTAAAGAGTATGCCAACTTTTACCGAACTCGTCCCAGAGGTAAAGCCTGTGCCTGTTGTGGTGGCACCCAAGGTAGAGCCTGCTCCTCCTCAGGCGCCCAAGCCTGCTCCCGCACCCAAGCCGGTAGAAGTCTGGCAGGAGGTGAAGAAGCCTGTTGCGAAGAAGCCGATTGCCAAGCCGGTAGAGCACTCCGCTCCTCCACCAAGGCAGACGACTGGCAAGACCAAGCTGTGCAAGTCGGTGGCGGATAAGGACGGCAAGATGCTCCCCAAGGCCCAGCATCTCAGGTGCCATCACAAGGTGTGTATGTTCGCACACAGCTTTAACGAGATTGATGTTCTCCTGTGCCGGTATGGCTCTCGCTGCCGGGATAAGCAGAGTTGCCGGGGTTGCCATCCTGAGGAGACTAAGGAGAAGTGGATCCAGAGGACTATGTGCTGAAAACAAACAAAACAAAAAAAATATAAAATACAAAAAACCAGGCCCATCACTAATACAGTGATGGGCTTTTTTTATGTCACTCAACCATTTGGACTTCCATTCTTAGAATAAAATGATTTTTTAAAACAGTTATCAATTAAAATAACAATATGGATTCTAACTTTTCTATTTTTGCTCTAGAGAATACGAAAAATCGTTTGAATATACTACAGGCTGAATTACTTCTTATGATTGAAGAGAAAGATAATTTTGCTGAAGCGTGCCGTAATGCCGAAAGCAATCTTATAAATAAAGGCTTGTTGAATGTAGAGTTTGCCAAGATGGAAAATGAGATTAAAAATAAACAAGAAGAGATTGACAGAGTAAAGAGAATTGTAATGTCTTACGAATGTGATGTGCATAAGGAGTTTTGGGAGAACGGAGAATTAGTATTGTGGAACCATAAGGGGCGACATTACTTGCGTAATAATAAGAACTATGTGTATTCACAGAACCCCATTAAATGGATTGGTATTTACAAGGAGGTAGATGATATTATTGATGTGGATATAACCGAACCAGACGAGATTCCCCCGCTTGTATCTACTATATATCTAGAATGGAAGTGTGATAAGTCAATTGATTGTTTGTGTGATTAAACTTTTACATTTAAATTTATAAGCCCACTGAGTATTAGCTTTAGCCTGGGCTTTTTTTATGTCAAAATAAAAATGAATTTTTTAATAACTTAGTCATTAAAAAGTTAATTATGACAGATCACTGTTCTACTTGCAACAAATATACTATTACCCAACAAGGGGATATGTATGAAATGGGTCCAAGACCTTTTGGTTCTTACTATTATACAGTTGAAGAGTTTGAATGCTTTAATCCTTGTAAAGACTGTAACCGTAAGTGTGATAAATGCGATGACTTTGGTGAGATTGAAACCGTAATTTGTTATCATTGTGAATATGAAATATCAAACTGCCAAGTATTCACTTGCCCTAATTACGAGTGTGTTCCTCAATGCCTAGAATGCGCTAGACCTGATAAATATAGTGGATTATGTAGGGATTGTCACGCTGACCTATGTGACGCACAAACTGAATGGGAGATTGACTGTCAGTCTTAATAAAAATGATTTCTAACACTAAATAATATTATAAAAATAAGAATGTTAGACTACTATGACTATGATTATAAAACTCCTAAAATCCGTATTGAAAAGAAACGTAAAGGAAAAGAATTTAAACCATACTCTTCAAAACACGTTAGACAAATAGAAAAACTACAAAATAAAAAACGTAAAAACTAATGTGCCTCTTGTATCCTATAAAATAAAATGATTTTATTTACCACCTTTTGATATAACTATCAGTAATATGAATCCAAATACTTATATCCACAATGATCTAGCAAATATTTTGAGCGACGAACGAGTCAAGAAGGGTGTCAAGATCGCTCTTTACGAGTTTTACAAACACCAAATGGTTCTTGTTGATTTTATCTGGAAGGTATCAACCGACTACAACTTGAACGTCAATGAACTTCTATTAAGATATATCCCTGAAATAGAGTCACAACAGATAGAGACTTATACTTTCATCAGGAGTGAGAAATTCCGCGGAGACGAATGGGTTATTCTTCTAAAAGAAGACGGCGAAGAGAGACATATTAATGTAGATGAACTATACAACGACAACTTTATATACACTATTAATAAAGCAGACTAAAAAACACTATCTCAAAAAAGATGAGTTCTTTTTATATCCCGATTCGGTTCCCCGTTTCGGGATTTTTTTATGACTCTCTACCATTTGGACTTAGTTATTTTAAGGGGTAAAAGGTTAAAAATAAAAATGATTTTTTTTATGAGTTTTTGATTTAACTATCAACAATATAATATGGGAAACGAAGCAAGTAATAATGCATGTGAAAGTATAGTAAATGGTTCAAATCCAAGATACACTTATTCTCAACCAACGCCATCTCAACAATTAGGGTGGTTTCTTCAAAAAGAAGAAAAAGCTCGCCAAGAACAATATGCAGAAACTGGTAGACAGCTAGAAGCACAAAATCGAGCAAGACTATCTGAACCATATCAGCATCCAACATCAACTTATAGACCTATTCAGACTACTTCAATTTCTACACCATCTCCTTCATTTACTACACCAACATCATCTTGGACACCAGGTCCATATGTGCCTTATAGTTCTTATCAGGCACCAACCGTTTCTTACACCCTCCCACCCTCTCAACCTACTATGTCTTGGGAAGTTGGCTACGACGGCATTAATCGCATTGTTTGGAAGTAACTAGAAAAGTCTTAGATAAAAATTTATATAAAAATATACAATAATATTTTTCTTTAATGATGACATAAAAAATTTAATTCCAAGATAAATAATTACACCTATTTATGGTTCACTGCTTTTGTATAACTCTTCTTTGTAGATTAAAAAAGATGAGTTCTTTTTATATCCCGATTCGGTTTCCCGTTTCGGGATTTTTTTATGACTCTCTACCATTTGGACTAAGTTATTTTAAGGGGTAAAAAGGTTAAAAATAAAAATGATTTTTTTTATGAGTTTTTGATTTAACTATCAGTAATATGTCGTCTATTAAGAAGAATAATATGTCCAAGAAGCCCAAGGTTGCCGCTACCCCCAAGATTGATGTCTTCCCTGATGTTCCTGCTGCCGCTTGGGATGCTGCCGCTGAAATCGCCGACGCTGTTCAGTCTGTTATTAGTGAGGCTGTTGATATCCAGAAGGGAAAGACCGTCTTTGACGAGCAGGACGGTGTGATCACGGATCTTCTTGACGGCAAGAAGATTTCTCTCGGTGCTAAGCCGTATATGGATGCTCCCAAGACTCCTCCTCGCCGTGTTGATGCCGCTATCAAGACTCCTTGGGCTCCCAAGAAGACCGGCCCCCAGATTCGTTCTATGCTTTGCCGGTCCGTAGCCTCTGGTGCTGAGTGCCCTCACGGTGATCGCTGCACTTTCGCCCACAATGATGATGAGTTGGGCACGGAGGTTCCAAAGCGCCCGTTTATCCCCAAGGAGGATCCGCGGTATAAGACTGCGTTGTGCTTTAATGCTGAGTGCCCTCACGCAGACTGCACTTTTGCACACAGCGAGGATGAACTGCGAAAGCGCCAGTGTAAGTATGGTGAGCGTTGTTTCAGCGTAGTGAATCGGGATGGTCGTTGGGAGAACAAGAACGAGTCTGGCCCAAAGTGTTTGTCGTATCATCCGGATGAGACGTATGAGAACTTCCGGAGTCGGCAGTCTATTGCTAAGAGTGGGATCTCGGTTGGCGCCAAGAAGCCGATCTTCCGCGAAACAGTTTCGGCAGCCAAGTTTGCTGACTTGATGAAGACGATTGATCCTACCAAGTATTCCGAGGTCTTCATTACCATTTCCTAAAAAAAATTGACACAAAAAGCGAAGAGGCTTTTATAATCCCGAACTAGATTTACTTCTGGTTTGGGATTTTTTTTGGTCTCAATATTTCATAAAATAACTTTATGAAATCATCTAATAAAACTGTTTAAATATAATAGATGTTCTAATATTATAAGCTGAATTAGTAGAAAGGAAACTAGCTTTTTCCCAATCAATTTCTCGCGCCTTTGTAATTATCTTTTCCTTATCTTTGAAAAAAACTATACCATATCCTTTTCTACCCGGTAAATCTTCAAATGAATTATATAACCTCATATTATCCTTTCCGAAACAAGTTGATGGTAAATATAAATCACACTTTCCTATCTTATCTTTATTTCTAGTAGTCGATACAGTCCCCCCATCAGACAATGAATACACCTTCATCTTATCTTCTGGTAATTTTTTAACTTGATACTTAACATTACTCATAATTTTAGACCATATCTGAAACACTCCATTCACCTTTACTGTTTCTTTATCCGGTAAATAAAACATTGCAGTTAATTTTTCACTATAAATTAAATTATACTCTTTTACACGTTTTCTCGGTGTTCCTTTCCCGTCACTCTCAAATAATTGCGGTAATATAAAACACACATAATCAGCAAACCTGCTTGAATGATTTATAAAATTCAAAGCCATATGACCCCTTAATCCAAACGGAGGATTTCCAAATACAATATACTTTTTTGTCAAGTCCTCTGGATACCAACTCAAATAATCTTGTTTTGTAATACTTTTATTTCTAGGCTCTATATCAAGCCCTATTGAACCTTCCGGAAGTATTTTCAAAAAACTCCCATCACCTGCCGACGGCTCAATAAATATATATTTACTCACATCAACACTCACTACTTCATTAAATTTATCCCAACATGCTTTTACCACACTATCCGGTGTAAAAAATTGATCTTTTAATGTAAAACTATATTTAGAATAATCTATTTCTCTGCCTAATAATTTATATAACTCAAATGTATATTGTATAGGAACATCCTTTAACTCTTCCCATCTTTTCACCGTTCCAACACTTACATTTAATTTTTCAGTTATATCACATATACTATGTTCTTTCAAATACTCTTTTAGAAGATTAAATGTAGTATTCTCTTTAGATTTAAGAAGTTCAATTATTTCAGGTTTTTTCTTACCACTTATACCTTTAATATTTCTCTCTTTACATAAATCCTTTAACTCAATAACTGACAATTTATTATATTCTAAATTTCTATTTAAGTTCATTATCTTTTTTATTATAAGAAGTTCATTTTAAATCATTTTATTATTTATATTCTTGGAATATAAATTATCAAGAATCACTATAGTATATTACTTCAGATTCAATACTTTCAGTATCTGAGACTATATTTTCAGTGTCATTTTCTTTAACATTTTCTAATAAATTTTCTCTAACACTATTTATTCTCTTTGGAATTAATATCATTAACTCATAAGCCAGCTTTCTACTAAATTCGGTTGGAGGCCCATCCATAAACCTTATTCCATTACAATACTCCAAAAACTTACTCTTCAAACTTAATTTATATTCAAGGTCCATATTATTATTTGCATCTAGATCTTCGCCTGCTTTTAATAATAATTGGCGATTAATTGGATCTATTGCCTTTGATATCTTGGTTAATAAGTTCCTTGCCTCAACATCAATACACAACTCATTGTTCTCATCTTTATATTTAATTGTCCTTCTTGATCTATCTGCTACAACAACGCTATCTTTACAAGGATACTTTACTATAAAAGTAGCATATCCATGTGCTCCATTCTTTATATGCTCTATAGTTAAATGTTTTGCGTTATTTTGAAAATGCTCATCGGTCATTGCTGTAAAATTCTCTATATTTACTGTATTATATGTATTCTTTACCTTTGGTGCTGATACTGCCTTCATTGAGATATTTGCTATCTTATCTTGTAGTGAATTAACCTGTTCTAAAGCATTTTTTAAAGTTTCATCTTTATGTTCTAATTTCATCTTCAATTCTTTTAGTTCATCTTTGTATTCTAATTTCATCTTCAATTCTTTTAATTCTTCTTCCATCTTACTATTTTCTTGTTGTATTTTTATAGTCACAGGATCAGTTAAATGAGAATTTATGTGTTTATCATATACATCTTTTCGTGTAAATGTTTTAGAACAATAAGAACATACATGGATAGTGTCTGGATCTTTTTTTTGGATCTTTAGACAATATTTAGCTGTTGCTTGATGTGTATATAAGTTACCTTTTGTGCTGAATGTTTTTTTACAAAAATTACATTCCATCTTTATTATGAATAAACATTTCTTTAAATATCTTTTTCATCTTTTTTATGAAAAAATTTATTCATATTTTTTATGGAAAATTTTTTCATCTTTTTTTTGAATTTTTTCATTTTATATTGAAAAAAATGAAAAAATTTCTGGTATTTACCCCAAAAAGTGTCATATCCAAAAAAAATCTCAATTTGTGTGTGTGCACAAAAAACTCCGGGTGGAATTTTTTTTACAGATTTTTTAGATATTTTTAAAATGCTATAAAACTTTTTTGATTAACTATTTATAATAATTAAAAATTCAAAAAAAATAAATTATAAAAAAAAATTATACTTATTGTTTTACAATTTTAGTAAAACGATTTAAAGAAATCTTTATTTATAATAAAAAGAATGGAATGTGAATTTTGTAAAGACATATTTAACAGTAAAGGTATTTTAAAAATACATCAGCGTAAAGCCAAGTATTGTTTGAAAATACAAAACGTTAAACCTGATAATAATTATAAATGTAATGTTTGTGAAAAGACTTTTAATGTAAAAAGTAGTTTGGAAAGACACAAAACAATTTGTAAAATTAATCCAGCTAAACTTAATAATGAAATAGAAGAATTGAAAAAAACACTTCAAGAACAAAAAGAAGATACTTTAAAAACTAGGTTAGAACATAAAGAAGATGGTTTAAAAAAAGCTTTAGATGAAATAGAAGAACTAAAAGATCAATTAAAGGTATCACAAGAAAAATTAAAGGAAATACAAGAAGAAAATGTAAAACATTTACAAAAAGAAAATACCGAAAATAAAAAGAAGATAGAGAGTATGACAAAGAAGTATGTAAAAAAGCAGGAGAGAGTTCAGTTTGAAGTTCCAAATGTAATATATGTTTTAACAACAGCGTGTTTAAAGAAGGATAGGAGATATATATTAGGAAAGGCAGGAAATTTGACAGATAGGTTATCAACGTATAATAAGACGGATGAGCATGAGGTGGTGTATTATCAAGGATGTGGAAATGCAGATAATATGCCTTTGGTGGAGAGTTTGGTTTTTCATAAATTAAAAGAATATAGAGAGCAAGCGAATAGAGAGAGATTTGTGTTGCCGGAGGGTAAGGAAGTGGATATGTTTATAGATGCGATAAAGAGTAGTGTAGAAGCGTGTAAGTAAATGTGAGTGAAAATTTTAAATATGATTTAAAGAAATATTATATTTAATACATCGGCTAGTGAATGTAATTTTTGTGTAGCCTGAAGAAGGAAGTGTAGATATGTTTATAGAGGCTATAAAGAGTAGTGTGTAAGTGAAACTTTAATTAAAAAATCAAAATAATAAATTTTAAATATATTTTAAATTTATTTTTATATTTGTTATAAATAAACTAAAATGCCAGATGATTCATGGACTAAGGAACGTATGAATTTTTTACATAAATTTATGGATATAACATCAAAAAAATTTAATATGGATTATAAACAAGCTAATTGTGTATATAGTACTATATTAAAGTATAATTATGACCTATTTAATAGTATGGTGGATGATCCAAGAAGTAATTTTATTCAGACATTATTTTCTGTATGTGGTGTTTCTCCAGGACCTCAACCAGGACCTCAACCAAGTCCTCAACCAGGACCAAGTGATGATACATGTAAGGATTGCACACCACATCAAACTTGTGATTTATCTAATAAGTGTGTATGTAATAAATGGTGGAGTGGAGATAATTGTGATAATTTAAGTGGATTATCAATAGGGCTTATTACTGGAGGATCAGTATTATTGTTATTGATAATAGTAATTCTAATTCGCCGTTTTAGATAGTGTGTATCTATAGATCATAAAAATGTATTTTTTTATATTATCTTAATATAATATAAAATATGGATTCAAATGAACTATTTGTAAAATCTATTCCTGTTTATTATATATCTTTTAATAAAAATACAAGTCTTGAAAATAGTTTAAATAATATAGGTTTTAAATCTGTTAATCATTTTAAAGCAATTGATGGTAGAAAATTTGATGTAGATGAATTAATAGAAAATAATACAATCACAATACGAAGTTATAATGATTTAATATTTGGTAGACATGAACATAGCGGGATGACTACTTTAGGTGCTATAGGATGCACATTATCTCATCTATCTCTTTGGAGATTATGTGTAGATTATAATATGCCATACATAATAATATGTGAAGATGATGTAAATATAAACAAAGATTTAAGTAAAAAAGATATTAAAAATATAGTAGAATCTATAACAAAAGAAAATGGGGTATTTGTATCAACATCTACTAATTTCTCAAAAGAAAATGAAATAATGTTTTTTGGAACACATTTTTATATTTTATCGCAAGGTGCTTGTAAACAACTAATAAAACACGCAGTTCCTATAGATGTTCAAACGGATTTATATCTAGGTAATATGTCACGTAGAAATCTAATAAATTTAAATGGGTATAAAATCTATAAACAAAAACTTCATAAAAGTTCTATACAAATAAGAACTATAAAACCATATTTACCTAAAAGTATATGGTTTTACATGATAGTTTTAACATTTATAATATGTATAGTATGCTATGCATACATACTATTTAGAAAAAATAGAAGATGTAAGATAGACCTAAAAAAGTGTGAATCATCTATATAAAAATAAAATGATTTTTTAAAAGAGAAATAAAGTAATCTTTTAAGTATGTACTTAACTACCAAAAAAATAGTATCTAAGATAAAATGTTCTATTTGTAAGAAAGAGGGGCATAATAAACGTTCATGTAATACAACTAATATATTAGTTTCACAAGAAAAAATTAATACAAAAACTTATGAAAATCTAGAAATGACAACAGATATTCTTCATGCTAGCTATTGGAGGAACACAAATACATTCAAGTCAATTAAAGATAAGCAGACACAAATTAAGTATTACAAAAGTATGAATAGTTGTGAAGAAGTACTTCAGTTGGTAGATTTAGAGTCAAAACCATTTGGGACAGAATCTGAAAAAATCATTCAAGAAATTTTTAAATTAGGTCCAAGAACTTCTCCTCAAAATGATGGAACACTAAATGGTAAAAAAATTGAGATAAAGTCTGCGAGATATTGGGCTTGTAAAGATGATTGTGTATGGCAACATCTTGAACCAGATTATGATTATGAATATGCCCTATTTGCTCTTCTAGATTTTCAATGTTGGAAAATATGGGGAATTAAGAAAACTCTTCTTATGGGAATCAACTGTTGATTTTTTATTTAGAAAAATAAGAAATTAAGAATAAAAAGATATTGTAAAAATAAAATGATTTAAAGACAAGGATTTTTCTAAATAAAAAGAATAAAAATATATGTCAAATG